GAGAGCAATATAAGGACTAGGAGCGTCAATAGCTGCTTGAAAGAAAGCGTTGGCTTCTTCTGTGTCTTGTATGCCCCACGCATTGTAAGTAGTAATTACTACATCTTCTTTATCACCAGTTATATACTCGAGTATACTTTTCTTGGAATCATCCCAAGTACGTTGAGCTTCTGGCTTAAATGCAAGCATGGCAGGGTTTATGACAGGCAGAAACTTTTCTTCTACTTTCTTGCCTGAGTATTCTGTGACTGAGTTTACAGGAGTGAAGTACTTAAGTGCGTCACTTCCCACGAGAATAAGCCAGTCATATGCATCGATGTCTATCTCGATGTCACAGTCTCGTTTTAATACTTTCTTGATGTTTGGATCTGAACACAGTTGATACTGGTCAAATTCAAACTCATCATCAAATTCTTTCTTAAAATTAGTTCTACTTGGTTTAGTTTCTACTAATGCAACTTTAGGCATATAATTTACTCTTTAGTTTTTGTACTGTTTGTATGGGCAATGCCCCAGGATCTCTGTCTTTGAGGCATACATTTCTTGAGGCTAAGCCTACTCGCTCGGCCATTTCTTTTACATCTTTTGCAGCATTCTGTCCTGCATCATCTCCATCAAAGAAGATGTCAATACTATCTACACCTTGTATTGATAGCATTCGTAACTTATCTTCATTGATATTCTTTGTTCCAAAGCAACACACTGCATTCTCGAGTCCTTTGTCCTGTAGATTAATCATATCAAATATACCTTCTACTAGTATAACTGAACCTTGTATCGGCTCTACTATAGGGTATAAAGGCATCTTCGCACCCGCAGGCGAGATCATATACTTAGGTGTTCCACCTGTAGTATGACGACCATTGAAGGCTACAATACGTCCTGATATATCTCGTACTGGAAATACTATTCTTCCTATATGATCGGGATCGTGGTGTTGAAAAGCCTCGAACTTCTTATAAGTCTCAGGCTTAATGTCCCTCCAGTTACCTGTGTAGGGAGCTAAATTCCTTGGAAACGACAAACCAATACTTTCAGACCTTTTTGATTTAATATTTTTCTTTAACAACTCTCTTCTTACTTGTAAGTGATTTGCCTTTTCTCCAAAATGTGTAAAGATATTTCCTTTGAATCCGCATGAGAAACATTGAAATATACCTGTTATACGATCAATACGCATACTAGGATTTCTATCCTCATGATCGGGGTGAAGACAGCTCACCAAACAGTCTCCTCCCTTCGGTATAAAATAAACACCTCTGGAAGTAAGTAACTCTTCTACTGTCATCTACCGATATCCTGTACGTTATCTCTACTAATTAATTGATATGCACCTTTATTATAGGCAGGTGCAATCGTATACTTTGAGCTTAATTCATGTCTGGCATTTACTGTCGTATCTATACTACTTATATCTACGGATTTGTACTGTTTAGTCTCTCTACGATATACTGTGGTTTCCTCTAAGGGTTGAAACTTGGGTGTGTATCGCTTTGCCTTTGGTAAGGGCTTTCTCTTTCTACCTGAGCTAGTGTGTCGTAAACTACCGAATGTAAGTGCCATATGCTTTATCTCCTTTCAATTATCCGTATATTATACGCATAAAAAGGTAAGATGTCAAGAACTATTTTTAAAGATCATTAATTTCTTCGCCTGTTTTATGCGAAGAATCTTCTTTCTCTTTCGGAGTAAGGGCAGTCTCGGGACCAATTTTAAGGCTATCCCAGTCTACTGTGGATGAGAATGATTTCATGGAGGCTGATCGCATCTTTACACAATTCAAGGTGATACACGCATCTTCGTGATCCCAAGTTTCAAGTGTATACGCGGCATCTGCCGCATCAAGAATACCTTTAGCGAAACGAGCTTCTCCAGTTGCATCTGTTTGATAGGGTGTGAATACTGTGCAGTCATATTCTTGTGCCATAGACTTCAATGCTTTACTTACTTCGATCTGTTCTGTCCAGTCATACTGACCTCCGCGAGAAGGAAGACTCGACCGTTTTACTTGGTTAATATAGTCTACAATGATAACTCCAACATCCAGTGCTTTGACTTTCTTATCAAGTTCAGCTCGAATCTTGGAGAGTGTGAGAGAAGGATCATATACAACATCAAGCTGTCGATTCGGGAGAAGATCTCCAGCCTGCAACTTGTCATGAAACTTATCAAAATCACGATGACTTCTATACTCTTTCAAACGGTCTTGTCCCGCAACAAAACGATCAGCCCACCAACCTGCAACCTTCTCCCACTCAGTAATACTAAGATTCTTAGTACGAAGACGGGCAAAGGGAACTTCTGTGGCTATGGAACAGCATCGTTGAAGGATAGACCGACTATCCATTTCTATAGTGAAATAGATAGCCGACTTACCACTTTTGTAAACATTATTGGCAATGTTTGCACAAATAACTGACTTACCTGCTCCTCGCTTACCACCAACCATTACTAGATCTCTGGGAGAGAACTGTATCTCGTGGTCGTATTCCTCATTGAGGCCGAGAGGCACGTATTTAGCTAAATCTTCTTCTGGTTCGAACAGGCGAATACGTTGCATACTCTCCTGTGGATCTTCCAAATCAACCTTCTGCTCAATGTCGAGTACGATTTGGTGAAGATGGTTTACTGATTCTTGAGCATCCTCGAATGCTACAGAGTGTTCTACATAATCTTCAAGCGAGTCCAGAATTTCTTTTTGAGTGTATTCGTTTTTCAAGTACTGAAGAAGCATACTAGGATCGGCATCGACCTCAACTGCTTCAATCGCAAAAAGTTTTTCACGAGTACTTGAATCACGAATCTCAAATTTTAGATCTTCAATCGTTGGCATTTTATGAAAATCGGAGGAGTGTTTATCAATAATCTTATACAGACTATGATACTCCGTTGGCAGATATTGCTTATGCGTAACACTCCAAGTCTGAAAGTCTCCGAGCGTAAGCACTTGCTTTATCAAAGCACTTGCGATATTCAATGAAATTCTCCCGATTTCAAATCCAAAAAAGCGAGCAGACCCCGTAGAGCCTGCTCTTATAAACTAAAAAGAATTAAGCAGAAGCTTTTTCTTTCTTAGCAGCTCCATCATAGTCAGCCGCTGAGAGCCCTCTACGAGTAAGCATAGTTTTGACACCTCGAGCAGTTTTGCCAATCGCTTCAGCGATATCTTCAACGCCCATGCTACCGATGTCATTCAACTCAGCCAAAGGATCTTCCTTAGAAGCGCCTTTAGTAGTCTCTTGACGAGGAATAGCATCAATGTCACCTGAACGGAGCAAGCTAAGAGCTTTACCACGTACAGAGTTTACAGAACGGTCTAGTGCATCAGCAATAGCTTCAACGAAAGCTCCCTCTTGTACCATAGATACAAAAGTCTCTTCTTCAGATGGAGAGTACGTGCGTACAGCTTCAACTTTAGGAGCAGGCTTAACGTGGCCAGTAAGTTCCATAGAAAGGATCTTGCCTTGAATTGACTTAGCAGAGAAAGCGCCATCTTCAAAATGAGAAGCGATTTCAGCATAAGTGTAAGTTCCGCTATTGTCAGAGACAAAAGCAGCAAGAGTTGCTTCTTGTGCGTCAGTAAACGCTCGGCTAGAAGCCGCAGAAGCTAGCTCTACATCGTGTCCCATCTTTCGCAATTTGCTTGAGATAGATCGAGTAGAGGTTTCCAAGTTAGCTGCTGCTTCTGCAACAGTTGCTTGGGATACGGGGCTTTCGCCACCGACAAAATCAGTAAGAGCGGTTGTTCGCTCGTCAGTCCACTTAGGTAGTGCCATGATATTTATTCTCCAATAAATTCTAAAAGGTTAGTTATGATTTGAACGCCAGACTCTCTGGCTTTCTTAGTTTTAGCAGATTCTACTCCGCTTTCGTTCACCAGAATCGTGACATCTTTTGTCAAACTAGATTTGACAACATAACCAAGCTCTTGAAGTTTCTTCTGAGCCTCGGCTTTAGTTTTGTAACTGGTAAGTTTACCACTAATACAAACACTTTGGCCGTGGGTTATGGTTTGTGTTTTATCAAACTTGAAACTAAAAGGTAACAAGGATACTTGATAAAATTCTTCGTTTAACCACTTCAATAAATTAGCTGTAGCTTTCTCACCGAGTCCTGCATTACGGCAAGTATCGTAGTCTATTTCTTCGATGTCTTCGCAGACTTTAGAAAGTTTTTCCGATGCAGTCTTACCAATGAGAGGTATGCTAAATGCAGATAAAAGTATGTTCAGTGGTGCATTTTTTGAGCGTTCCAACTCATCTACTAACTTCACTGCGAGTCTTTCAGATCCGATGCGGTTAGCAATCTCTTTGGAAGATATGGAATAAAGTTCCTCTAGGGAGACAATTTCCAACTTAGAAAGAGTTGCTGGACCGAGACCTTTGATCTTGAGAGTCTTAGCAAAGTGTTCGATGAGTTTAAGAACTTTTTCTCCGCATTGCGGATTTTTACAATACAGAAGGTAATTGACTTCATCTAACACCGAACTGCAGCTAGGGCAGTTTGTTGGGGCTTCGATTTTGGTCATGTTATTTCCTCTGAAATTGAATAAGTATTATACGCAGATTTAAGGTTTCTGTCAAGAATTATTTTTCGACACGTCTAACAATCCTGGGAATGATTTCCCCTGATCTTATGACTTCTACCCCACAGCCTATCTCTAGGTCGAGGTCTCTTATATACTCAATATTGTGCAGAGTGGCTCTTGATACAGTCGCGCCACCAATCTCAATAGGATCTAGGATCGCTACTGGACTGACAACACCGCTCTTACCAAGTTGCCACACTACATCAATAAGTGTTGTTGCCACTCCCTGTGCCTGTTCTTTAAGAGCAAAAGCACCACGAGGGTGTTTAGAAGTGTGTCCGAGGCGCAAATACTTTAAATTATCCTCAAGCCGATAGACAAGTCCATCAGTAGGATAACTACTCGTATCAAATCGGTCTACAACATTGAAGCCGTGCCGTTCTAGTCTGCGCAAAGCACCACTATACTGCTCGGAAAGTTCAGGTGTAGCGTCATAAGCAACGAACACTAAAGGGCGAGTCTGGAACTCTAGGAGTCCTTCTTCACCTTTTAAACCGAGTGACCCCGCAGCGAAATTGCGAGAGTTCGGAATACTACTAGGGGCAACAACTTCCCCCGTTATTTGGATAAGACGACTATCTCTAATCTCCGAAGGGACTAAGGTACTCATCTTATCAGTTATATCTCTACCTTGTATACCGTCACCACGAGTTAAAGCTAACTGTAGGCTTCCGTTTATATATAGTAAAGATACTGCTGCTCCATCTAGTTTAGGACTACATACGCAAGAATTAATATCAAGAGGAGCCTTGTCCAGATCAAAACACTTCTGCAATGAGTACATTTGATAAGTATGCGAAACCGCATCCGTAACAGTGTATCCCACTTTATTGTAGTTATGCTTGTCTGCTAGAAGGTCAAACTCTTCATCGGAGATGATAGGATAACCTTCGTAGTACATAGTACTCGCTCTATCCAAAAATTTCTGCATATACTTCTCCTAAATAAGAACAGATATTATACGCAATTTAAGGAAGATTGTCAAGAACTATTTGTACAGATCCTTAATTAAATCTGAAAAGTGTTCTTCTACCATCTCTTTTGATTCTGCTAGTGATAGTATCTCTACTAATCCCATGAAGAGTTCTCTGGAGTTGGTAAGATCAAGCGGCATTGCTACACCCTCAGGGGTAGGTTTCCACTCTTCTTCGAAGTCCATATAATACTTGCGGAGATGCAAATACTCAACACCCCGAAAGGTATTGATAGTAAGTCTTACCTGTATCTCTTTAACTTTATCATAGTGAATTACACGAGAGTATGCTTCTGGGGCTTGATGTAGTTCCATTACCTGCCCTCATTCTTTAAGATTGAAGACAATGGCACTACACTAGACACATTTGCAGGTCTAAGTAATCTGTATGAGTCTGTATCCCAACAAAAGAAGAGCAGGGTGTCATCCGTTTCCTTTGCCCTGTTCTTCTTCTTTTGAATGTAGGGTGTAGAGAAATCCAAAGTACAGACATTATACTTTAGTTTTTTGGAGTGTTCGCTACGGTAAGTGATAACGGCATCTCCATACGTGTGCACTAATTGTGCCAGTTCTTGCTTTTTCACTATAGCTCCTTGGTTAGTATTTCAGCAATCATTATTGTGATGCTACTAATACAAGGTGATTTCTATAGATACAAAAAGACCCCGCTAGACGAATCTAGCAGGGTAGTTACTTAAGCTTCGTTTATTGCTGTAATAATAGAAGTAAAGTATTGTGAGGCTTTACCAGTCAACTTGGCAATAATTTCCTCGTCAACAGGTTGTCCAGCATCACCTAAAGCTGTTACAAGGGCTTCTGCCGCTGCTGCTTTAGAAACACGAGTACTGCCTCCTCCTGTGGTTGACCCTGAGCTTTTGGCCGCAGGGGTTTTCTTAACATAAACGCCAGCTTTGGTTAAGATCATGCGAACACCATTAGGTGATTCGTCTAATTCTTCTGCAATATCCTTAACAATCTCCATGCTGGTCTCTGGAGTTGGTTCTGCTTCTTCATACATTGATACTGCTTGTGCTTTTTTATCGTCATCCCAAGCCACTTTTCGTTTCCTCTTGTTATTTGGGTTTTTGTTTCCTGGGCAGTCGCCCAGAGCCTGTAGTTGTTGGTTGTAAAATCGGTCGCCCATTTGCTTCCTCTCATATTTTGAAAAGATATTATGTCAAAATATAACCATCTTGTCAAGAAATATTTTTTATATCCTCTCCAAATGTACGCCATACTTTTGTAAGTGTGTCAGCTTTCCTAATTCATATGCTGGAACGTAAGCTGAAAAACCTCCTGC